TGTGCCCGAAGGGATATTGATGCGGTCTTTGAATGCGACGAGTTGGTTCTTCTTCCCAAGTGGGAGAAGTCCAAGGGAGCCAGAGCGGAAGTCGCCGTAGCCCAATGGCTGGAAAAACCCTTGCGTCTCTACCCATCAATGGTTAGATTGGACAAAGAAGATGTGTGCGACATTGCCAAGCGCCTTACTTCTTATGATCGCCAAACCGACTACGGAAGCCCTATTGAAGATTTTACCAAGCAAGCCAAGATGTGGGGAGCCATCCTTGGAGTTAATGTGACCCCGCAACAAATCGCCATGTGCATGATTGCGGTCAAGCTTTCCAGACTCACCAATTCGCCCCGTCATCGCGACTCAGTCGCAGACATCTGTGGGTATGCGCGGTGTTTAGATCTCTGCAACCAAGCAACCTCTCTATGAGCAAAAAAATAGCAGTCCTCTCGGACTTCCACTGTGGCCACAAAGTGGGGTTAACCCCGAAAGGCTATCTCCCAGAAGAACCAGCCGAAGAGCGGTCACGCTGGGTCAATGCCAACAAAGCCTACTACAACTGGTACAGCCAGAACATCCGCAAAAATGGCCCCTACGATATCATCTTCATCAATGGGGATCTTGTGGATGGCACAGGCAAGAAGTCGGGCGGAACGGAGCAAATCACCACCGACATGGAGGAGCAGTGTGATATGGCGGTTAAGATTATCCGTGAAATCCCGAAAACCAAAAACTGCAAGATTGTTATCACTAGAGGTTGTGTAACTGCTGGTCATCGCGTGATTACGTCTAATCTTCGGTGGGTTCCAGTGGAACAACTAAAAGTTGGAGATACGCTTTTGGCGTGTGATGAAAATTCTCATCCAGAATCTAATCGACGATATTGGAAGGAATCTATTGTTCTCAAAAATGAGCCACAAGAAGCCGAGGTTTTCAAAATAAGTTTTAGCGATGGAACCTCTATTGAGGCAACCCACGATCATCCATTCTTGTGCAATATGCGCGGATTCTATGGAACCAAATGGGGAACCGTTGAGTTTCTTGAAAAACAACTTAAATCGCGGTCTGTGGAAATTCCTCTTCAAAGATTTCTTCCGACTTGGGAAGAAGACAGATCATACGATGGCGGTTATATTTCTGCATTTTTCGATGGAGAAGGATCTTTTTCTCAACGCAGAAAGCCGCGCCGAAATAAATATATTGACGAATCTCACTGCGCCGTTTCAGCGTATCAGAACGAAAACGAAGTATTGTCTTATGCAAAAAATGTTCTTGAAGAAAAGGGATTTGATTGCAGGATAAACTACAAGGATTCTAAACATAAATGCAAAATGCTGGCTATTCGCGGCGGGCTTGGACAAACGCTCCGATTCTTGGGAACATTTAGACCAAAGCGTTTGTTGCCAAAACTAGATATCTCTAAGTTGGGATGCATCAAGGCACATGATTCAGTGTTTATTGAGTCTATTGAGCGTATTGGAAAAAAGACTATTTACGCTCTGACAACCACCAGCAAAACATATGTGGTTGAGGGCTTTATAAGCCATAACACTCCCTACCACACGGGAGATTCAGAAGACTGGGAAAACATCATTGCAGAGCGTGTAGACGCCACAATCGGAGAACATGAGTGGGTAGACGTAGAAGGGGTTGTCTTTGACCTTAAACACCACCCAGCGGGCTCTAGTGGCATTCCCCATGGTCGGCACTCAGGAGTGGCCAGAGATCGCCTCTGGAACCTCATATGGTCTGAAAAGGAGCTACAGCCCAAGGGAGACATCTTTATCCGCTCCCATGTCCATTACCACAACTTCGCAGGAGGCCCAGATTGGCTGGCCATCACCACCCCAGCCCTTCAGGGTTTTGGTAGTCGCTTCGGGGCTAGACGATGCACAGGTATCGTGGACTTCGGATTCTTAATTTTTACAGTTAACAAAGGAACATACACATGGCAACCCATTATAGCAAAACTGGAAGAGCAAAAAGCTCCAATGATAAAATTGTAGTCCCATCATGGGATAGCATGTGGGAGTCGTTTGACACCCATAATCAGAAGACCACCATCGAGGCGATGAACGCCGAAGGATGGAGAACGGTTGATCAGGTAATACAAAAAACTGGTCTTTCAAGTCCCCGAATCTACAACATGGTTCGTGAGGGAAAATTTGAAACTGTTAAGAAGAAGGTTTTCTACGGAGGGAAAACCAGAGATATTAAATTTGTCAGGCCGAAGATTAACTAAATCTCAACTCTGTTTAAGTTGGTAGTTCCGATTATTGGATTTTTGGCAAGTTGTATTATTTTTTCTTTTGTTGCCAATTTCCCATTCAAGAAATAAACATCCCATCCATTTTTAAAGAATGAGATGATTTTGTCTATTCGGAATGCTGCCCCTCCGATGGGTTTTGCCTGACTGTTAATTGTTTGTTCTTTGATTTCTTCTACAGAAAATTTTCTGTTTGTTGCTTCTACTGGTTTTATTTCCCCATCAAACATCCAGCAATTGCAATAATAGTCGTTAAATGGAGGTTGCGCCCTAAAGTCGGCAGTAATCCCAAGCTCACGCAATTTTGTTTCTATATTTTGCTTTTTGGTTTCTTTTCTGCAAAAGACATCAATATCATTCCATCCTTTATTTTGAGGTTCTCCAAATCTCACCCATTCCCTCACAAAACCCCCAGCAATAGATCCATTGTTGTCTAAAACTATTTTTATTATGCCGTCCATGTATTAAGATAAATTTCATCACCTATTTGCGTGTCATATTCGCCATCTCTTGTGTAATTTAACCACTGGTAAAGGGCAATACTGTATGAATTTTCATTGATTATTAAATTAACTGTTTTATATTGGCTAGAGGCATAACCGCTGTCAGGACATGTTAAATACTTTGTAGTATATAAGCGGGTATAAGTAGAGAACGCCAAAAGCAACGAAGGATAATACAAATCTCCAAATTTTAATATTCTATAAGGAACTTTTAAATTGGGATCTGGGTAACCAAAATCTAAGGGAACATAAAAACAACTCATCGGATAATATGAATCTGAAGTTATTGTTGGATTTATCCAATCAGGAGGAATGGGATCTGGCGGACAGTTATCCCTAGATCTCGTTAATACCCCTGTAAAACTATGTTCAAATTCTGGACATACCCTATTTGTGAATGACGAAGGCTTTTCTTCTTCATTGGTATTTTTCAGTGGGCAATAACCAGTTACATAGTCTTCATAAACAGTAGAATCTCCAGTAGGAACTAGATTTCCTTCTTCATCAAATTCAAAACATTCACCAGTAATGCTCTGATAAAGGTTCCAAGAAATGCCCGAAGACTTCCAATAAAGTGTCATTGCATCTCTAAGTGTCATTCCAACTGGATAAATTGATCCGAATCCATTGCATCCAGTTTGATCAAAAATTATTGAATCGTATCTACTATTTTCTGTAGATGGATTTTCTTCTCCGATGCAAAATGGAAAATAATCTATATGCGAAAATGACACGGTCTTAGGTTGCTATAGTTACTTTAACTGGATTGCCATTTTTACAAACCGCAAAAAAGCTAAAATTATGAAATGCATCTTGTCGCACGTTGGGGTTTCCGCTTTCATCAAACCAAACATAACCAATTGGTTGTCTTGATTTTGTCTGAACAGGAGGTTCTCCAGAGGTCTCTACCAAGCTTCCAATGTTTGTTCCTGTTTTAATCGATGCTGATGCTGGCTCTCCGTCATCGAATTCAACCTCTATAAAATAGAATCCCTCCACAAGATCTTTCAAAAGCCCATCAGCGCCAGCAACAGTTATACTTGATCCCCCAAAACTGCTGTACAATCTGCTCGCTGGTTCTATTTTATATTTCCAAATAGGGGTCGTTATCCCGACATTTTCTATCGATATTTTCCAAGGGTGTGGCGGAGTTGCCCCGCCTCCTCCGCCCTCATAGAAAGAATTGGTCGCTGGCAATGGAACGGTTCTTTCTGTTCCAGTCGCTCCCTCCACCACGCCAACAAGCTCAGTGGCCATCAATGCTAGTATTTTTTTTTGTCCGTCCGCTCTTGTAAATCTTACGGGAATCATCCCGCTAGGAAGTTCTGATATATCACCATCCCTTTCTCGTTGTGCCACCTTTGGCTGTCCTGATGTTTCGGTGCGGCTTTCGTTTCTAGCTTCTTCGCGGTTTCTGGAGGCGTCTTCAAAAGAAATGCTCCCCGATTTTCTTGCCTGTTCGCGATTTTCTGCTGCTTTTGTAAAAGAAATATCAACCTTGTTTTCTACTGCTTCATTTTTAATTCCTTGAATTGCAATATTTTGCGCTTCAAAAACAGGATAGTCAGACAGGCTTCCGTATCTCGGTTGAAATGGATCTGAACCTTCTGCGGCCCTAAAAGACTCGCTGGCCGATGGTGATCTTGATGTATTGAAGGAGATGGAGGAGCCCTCAATTACTGGCCCCATCCCGTCAATGGTAACTTTTTTAAGAACATCCACAGCGGCCTGCCTTGCTGCTTCCGCCGCTTTTTCGTATACAGGGCCACCAAAATCAATTCCAAGTTGGG